AAAAACCTAATAAATGAAACCAAACGAACCAGTAATATGCACTATTTGTGGTAAACCTATCACAATAAAACGGCAAGAAGTTTATCGGGAAACAGGAAAGCCCTGCCATATTTCCTGCTTAATAAAATCAAATAAAACCAAATAAACCATGCCAAAAATAACCCTTTGCTCACAGGCCAGAAAAAATGCCATGATAACAATATACCAAAACTTTGCCCCCTCAGTCAGGAAAGTATTTAGGTTTAAATTGGTAGGTTTTGACCTTATCCTTTGGAGTTACGAATATCAGGAATTACGCTTAACATACAAAACAACCATGTGTTGGTATAAGAGAAGCCCAAAAAGTTCTACCATAACCATTGATAAAGTGGATGTGCCAAAGGTGGTAAAGTTGTGGGCCTTGGAGGCTGCACAGGCTGAAATAAATATAATTTTAAAAAAGTAAGGGCCATTTGTATAATAAATCAAACCAATAAAATAAATTATGGAAAAAGAAGCATCAGTAAGGAAAAAAAGAAGTATTGATATGGATGACGTTATGGCCATCAGTAATTCAAACGAAGAGGAGAAATCCCCTGTAAACGAAGTGTTAACCCGATTGAAAAAGATATTCCCTTGTGAAAAGTTTATTGTTACAGGAGGCCAAGCCCTTAAAGTATATGGGTTGGTGGAAAAGGCAGATGATATTGATATTATCCTTATTAAGCCCACGGAGTTCACCGAACAAACCTTGGAACTTTACCAAGAACAATTTCCTGCCAAAACTAAACCACATACCAAATATAGTGGAGAATTGGGGTTGAAATCTATTTTTATGTTCTACGGGTGGAAAGTGGATGTATTTATTATAAATGAGGATGATTCTACCTTGAAAATAAAGGAGTTTAATTACGCTACAATAACAAGTATCATTCAAGCAAAGAAAGGGTATAATAGGATGAAGGATTGGGTACAACTACGTAAAATGGGCCGTGTATTTTTTAAGGAAGAAGAGTTTATAAACTACCTAAATAAATAAAACATACCAAAGGGATATAACACATTAATAACACTAAGAAGGGTCAGCGGGCTCAGTACGGATGGAAAATTCTCTGATTAGAGGTGGTGGGAAACAACACCAAACCCCAAGGGTAATATAGGAAGTGACAGTAAATGATACATTTTTAAGTTTGAAAACAAAAAAGATAGAATATGTACGGTTTTGGAGGTTTTGATTTTAGTTTTTTAAATAACATAATAAGGGATATGAAGGAAATAGAAAATTCATTCCGTTGTTATGTGAAATCCCTAAAAAGGTATAAAAAATCAAACCTCAAGAAAGAAACTACAATTGCACTACCTATAAACCCCCTGGGTAGTATAAAGAATAATAATAGACGTAATGGATTTGGCCTTGGTGGTTGTGGTGGTTAGCTCAGTAAACTATAAATATAATATAAAATATAATAGATAGAAAAATATAAAAAAACCCTGCCAAAAACTTAAATGAGGTGGGTTTTTTTTTATTGAATGCATAACCTCCTAATACTCAGGGGGTTTTTTATTGCCCAAAACATAAAAAAGGGGGTAAGTTTAAAACCAACACAATATAAAAGCCACATACGTGTACTAATACCCTTAATTTTATACCCGAAAAAGGTTATAACAATTTTAAAGCAAATGATAAGAGGTGACAAACCCAAGATGAAAAGAGGGAAAACCCCCCATGCAAGAAGAAAATCACTTCAAAAGGTAGGGGTTTCCACTCATTCCACAAAAACAAAGTGGACACCTGATATGCCTGAAAGGGTGTATAGGTTAGCTTTATTGGGTTGTACTGATAATGAAATGGCAAAGATATTAGGAATAAGCCCCGACACCATTACATCATGGAAAATGAAAGTACCTGAATTTCTTGATGCCATAAGATGCGGAAGGGGTGAAGCTGATAGCAAAGTGGCACATAGTATGTATAAGGCCGCCTGTGGTTATGAGTTTGAGGAAAAGAAATATTATAGAACCAAAAAAGGAACAATGGTGCTGAGTGAGAAAACAGTTAAGCACGTACAACCAAACACCACGGCACAAATATTTTGGTTAAAAAATAGAACAAGGCATTTAGAAAACAACTGGACGGATGTAAGTAGAATGGAACATACAGGAAAAGATGGAATACCATTACAAGACTTAACAAAGAAACAAGAAGAAACAGCCCAACTAACAACAGAAGAATTAACCTTACTTAATAGTATATCAGGTAAACTATTAACTAATAAACCCCAGGCAGAAGCCTAATAAGAAATGACAAGCAATAAACAAGAAACAATGCAGATGCTATTGGAAAACCCCCTACTGGTTCAGAGGGAGTTAAACAATAGGTCATACTATGTCTTCCTGTTATACTTTTGGAGTGAACTAACACAGGAACCTTACCAAGATGCCTGGCATATCCAATACCTTTGTGATGAACTGCAAATAGTAGGGGAAAGAGTTGGGGAAAGGAAAAAGAAATTATATGATATTCTTATAAATATACCCCCAGGAACAACAAAGACAACTATATGTTTAAGGGCGTTTCCTGCTTGGGTATGGACACGGTGGTTTCATATACAATTCCTTACAGGGTCATACAGTAGTACATTGAGTTTGGAAAGTGCAGAAGATTGCAGGGAGTTGATACGAAGTGAAAAGTTTAAAGCCATGTACCCTGAATTGGGGATAAAAGAGGACAAAGACCAAAAGAGTAATTATAAGGTAATTAAAAAAACTATTGATGAAAACCTTGGTAGAAGGGGTAAAGGCGTGAAAATTGGTGGGTATAGATATAGTACCTCAGTAGGTGGTTCCTTAACTGGATTTCATGGACATATATTAATATGGGATGATTTAAACAACCCTAAACCAGAAAAAAATGCCACCCCCTTAGAAACAACAAATCATTGGTTTGATTCAGTATCTTCCACAAGGAAAGTGGATAAATCTGTTTCCGTAACAATTATAATTCAGCAAAGAATACACCAAAACGATATATCAGGCCATTTGCTTGCTAAAAAGAAAACAAACCTAAAACATATTTGCCTTCCAGGTGAATTATCCAATGGGTATGATAAGTATGTACAACCACCTGAATTAAAGGAGAGATATATCAATGGTTTATTAGACCCTAACAGGCTAAACAAAGAAGCCCTTTTGGAATTGGAAGCCGATTTAGGTCAATATGGTTATGCAGGTCAAGTTGGCCAAAATCCAACACCCCCAGGTGGAGGGATGTTCAAAGTAGAGAAATTCCAAACTATCACCCAATTACCTCCTGATTATGATATGAATGCACCGATAAGGTATTGGGATAAGGCAGGAACCGCAGGTGGTGGGGCCTATACAACGGGTGTAAAGGTCTTAAAAACCAAACAGGATAGGTATATTGTATTAGACGTTAAACGTGGGCAGTGGAGCAGTGAGGACAGGGAGACAATGATAAAGCAAACTGCCGAAGCGGATGGCCGTGACGTAAAACAGTTTATTGAGCAGGAGCCAGGGAGTGGTGGAAAAGAAAGTGCCGAAAATACTGTAAAGATGTTGGCAGGCTTCCTAATAGAAGCTGAAAGGCCCGTAGGTAATAAAGTATATCGGGCTGACCCTTGGAGTGTTCAAATAAACTGGGGTAATGTGATGTTATTACACGGGGATTGGAATCACGAGTTCGTAGAAGAGCATAGGTTCTTTCCCTTCGGAAAATATAAAGACCAAGTGGATGCCGCAGGTGCAGCCTTCGCAAAACTAACAAGCAAAAAGGAGACAAAATCATGGTAAGAGGTATAACACCTATTATTGAAACACATATTAAAAGAAAACCCACCCCTGAGGAAATGGAAACTAACCTTCGGGTTTACCAAGATATGTTGGGTTCTGCCACAAGCCGTTTAAAATACTTCGGTAACCTTGGTTCACAGTACGGGGGTGAAAGGAATATTTACACTGCCCTTGGTTATCCTGATAAAATAACTTATAGGGATTATTACGGTAAGTATAAAAGGCAGGATATTGCCAAGGCCGTAATAGACAGACCAATTGAAGCCACTTGGAAAGGTGAACAGATTGTATTTACCCCAGGTAAGGTTGTAGAAGCCGATGAACTACTAAAAGCATGGAAAGAACTATATAAAGAGCTTAAATTAAAACAGGCCTTTATACGCTTAGACAAGTTGTCCTGCATAGGCCGTTTTGGGGTGCTTCTCCTGGGCTTTAACGATGTAAGTACACCTGAGGTATGGGAAGAGGGTGTTAAGCCCTCCACGACCTTAAAATTAGAGTACGTTACACCGTATTCAGAAAATGCCGTATGTATTAATAAATGGGACACAACAAAAACCTCCCCCCGTTATGGTAAACCATTGGTATATCAATTGGAAACCAAATACGATGATGGGAATAACACTACCTTATTAGTGCATTACAGCCGTGTAATCCATGTGGCAGGAACACAACTGGAAAGTGAAATATATGGTGAACCTGAATTACAAAGTATTTACAACCGCCTTTTGGACTTGGAAAAGATTGTAGGCGGTTCGGCTGAAATGTTTTGGAGGGGTGCCCGTGCAGGTTATACGGCAGATGTAAAAGAAGGTTACTCAGGAGGCCCCAACCTAAAAGAAAACCTGGACACCCAAATGGATGAATATGAAAATAACCTAAGACGGTTCTTTATTAATGAAGGTGTGGAAATGAAAAGCCTTGCCACACAGGTAAGCGACCCCACAGCTCATGTTGATGTACAGGTAACGATGATAAGTTCTGTTAAGGGAATACCTAAAAGAATATTAACAGGAAGTGAAAGGGGTGAGTTAAGTAGTGGGCAGGATGCAGACGCTTGGAAAGAACTAATTGAAACCCGTAGGCAGGAATATGCTGATACAATGATATTAAGGGAATTTGTAAACAGGCTAATGAGTGTAAAGGTATTACCCTTGGTGGAGGATTATGGCACGGAGTGGACAACCCTAACAAATACAAGTGAAAAGGAAAAGGCTGAAATAGGTAAAATAAGGGCAATGGCCATAAAGGAATATACTGCCAACCCATCCGCAGCAATGTTATTTCCTCCTGAAATGTTCTACAAGTATGTAATGCATATGACGGCTGAAGAAATAGAAGAGCTTCAAATGCACCTTGCCGACTTTTTGGCCGGTATGGAAGTGGAAGAACCAACGGTAGAGGAACAGGCATTACTAGATGCAGAGAATAAATAATAAAAATGAATAGAAACCTAAACATATATAAAGCAAAAGCCCCCCTATTTAAAACAGGGTTGGCATTATATGCTATTGCCAAGGCAGACCCTACCAATACAGCCGTGTTGGCAAGGTCTTTCGATAGGCAGTTAATGTTAAGGTTTGGAAAGGTAAAGAAAGCCATACGGCAGGCCGTTAATACACAGGATGTATTCGGGCTAAAACCCGTGGTGTTTTCCTCACCCACAGTATATGCCACTTTACCAGGCCCTAAGGCATTTGCCTTTAATACCACAGGGGGTAAGGTTAATTCCTTTATTGATTGGCTAAAGGCCCAAGTGGATGCAGATATATTGGACATTGACTTTTTCCAACAAAGTGGTTCAGCCGTAAACAAGGCATGGACAGATATTTATATTACCGATTCATATACAAGGGGTGTTCAAAGGGCAAGGCTCGAACTAAAGAAAGCAGGATATGCAGTACCTGCCGAATTAGCTGATGCCACGGGTGGAATAGGTGCAAGCCTATCATCCCCATTCCATGTAGACCGTTTAGGGGCCTTATACACCCGTACATTTAATGACCTAAAGGGTATTACGGATGCGATGAACAACCAAATAAGCCGTGTCCTAACAGAGGGGCTTATGAATGGGGACAGCCCTTACCTAATTAGCCGTAAACTAACAGCCGTAATAGATGGCAGTGGAAAAACTTTAGGTATTACGGATACCCTTGGAAGGTTTATCCCTGCGGAACGTAGGGCCAAGATGTTAGCCAGAACGGAAATAATAAGGGCACACCATGTGGCCACTATACAGGAATATAAGAATTGGGGAGCCGAAGGGGTAACGGTACAAGCGGAATGGAGTACGGCAGGGGATAGTAGGGTTTGTAATTTGTGCGCCCCCTTACAAGGAAAGTTTTACACATTGGAGGCCATACAACCAATGATTCCGAGACATCCAAATTGTTTTATAAATGGACAAGTTCCTATATATACTACAAATGGGTGGAAAAAAATAAGGGATATTGAAATAGGTGATTATGTTTTAACACATAAAAAAAGATTTCAAAAGGTTTATGCCTTACCAAGAACAAAAAAACAAACCCCTGAAGTGGTTAAGTTTACATTTAAAGGGGGTACAACACTAACAATGACAATTAATCATCAAGTATTAAAAAGTAATACAGGGGGTACAATAGGCCGCTGGAAAGAAGCAGGGGATTTTATAATAGGTGAAAACATAACTATACTTGCAAATAAATGCAAAAGGTGTGGAAATCCAATTCCTTATTATAATACTTATTGTAGTAAACGTTGTAATTCTTTAGATATAACAGATAAGCAATGGAGTAATCCTGAACATAGAAAGAATATAAGCAAAAAGAATTCTGCAAGTATGTTACACCAATACAAAGTTGGTTTAAGGGATAAAGATACTGTGACAAAGGCCGCAAATGAAAAAACACGCCAATTAGTAAAAGAAGGTAAGTGGATATTACAACAAGAATCAGTAAGGGAATCAGGCAGGCATTTAACAAACACTAAAGAACATAGGGAAGCATCTACTAAAAGAATGAAGGAAAACAATCCTATGTATAATATGGAAACCCGTAAAAAGGTGCAAATAACTTTAGCAAAAACTTTAGAGCTTTATCCAGAAAAGAGAATAAATGCAAGAATGGCTAAACATAGGAAAAGTGGGCGTAAAACTTATATTGAAACCCGTATGGCTTTATTGTTAGATAAAATGGGAGTTGATTATGTATTTCAGTATCCTATTTTAAGGTATAATACAGATTTTGCAATCCCCACTTTAAAAATAGTTATTGAGTGTGATGGTGAGTACTGGCATAAGGATAAGGAAAAGGATGCAATACGTCAAAAGAATATTGAAAATGAGGGTTGGTTTGTATTACGCTATACAGGGGCAAAAATAAATCAATGTTTAGATGAAATTGAAAATGAGTTGGCCCGTGTAGTTGGAAACCATACGGGGGAATATAATACTACCAGTTTAGAAATTGAAAGCATAAAAAAATGGAAAGTAACACATCCAAGAACATTATTCAATTTGTCTGTAGAGCAAGATGAAAGTTATATGGCAAAAGGAATAGTTGTACATAATTGTAGATGCTTGGCTTTACCTGCTAGAAAAAGCGATGTAGGGAATAAGTATGTAAGAAAGAAACCAACCCCCACTACCTAAAAAGAAGCCCAAAACAACATAAAAACCTTAAACCTATATAAAGTTACCTAAAACAAAAGATAAGCCCATACAACACGGGAAAACAAGCAAAAACAAAGGAGAAACCATATAATGAGTACCAAAGTAAACAAAACCATACAATTTAACACCAATGCCCTAAAAAAGTATAAGGTGGTAACGGAAATGATTGGTAATATAAAACATATCATTGTTCCTGTGGTAATGATGACCGAAGGCGTAAGGGCAGGAAATAAAGGCCCTATATTACACACCCAGGCAATCATGGCAGCCAGTGCAAGTGCTTGGAACGGAATGCCCGTAACAATTTCCCATCCTAAAGACGACCAAGGTAATTTTATAAGTGCAGCCAGTGCAGGGGTAAACCCCGTTGGCTACATAAGGGGTACGGTAATGGACGGAAACAAGTTAAGGGGTGAAGTAGTATTAAATGAATTAACCTTAATGGGTGCAAGTGCTTTGGCTCACACAAGTATAATGGCAGGAACCCCCTTGGAAGTAAGCATTGGGGCATTTTCAGCCATAAGTGATGAGGCAGGGGATTACAATGGTACCGTTTATAGTGGGATTACCCAAAATTACACCCCTGACCATTTGGCCTTGCTTCCTGGTGAACATGGGGCTTGTGGCTGGAATGACGGTTGTGGGATTAGGGTAAATGCTAAGAATAATCAAATCAATTCAAATATAATAATTATGGAACAAAAACAAATCGACGAAAGGAAAGCCCTTTCGGTAGCCACCCTAATGGAACTAAACACTAATATAGGGTATCGGGCTTTAGTAAGTAACCTGAGCCGAATGGTTGATAGTTGGGATGGGGATATGGCTTATTATTACCTTCAGGAGGTTTATGATGATTCATTTGTTTATCGTAAAAACCCAAAGAACCGTCCAGGGAATATGCCCACCCTGTACAAACAAATGTACACCAAGGCCCAGGATGATACCATTACCTTAAATGGTGATGCCATTCCTGTAAAGGAAAATACTGAATATATTGAAATAACAACTAATAATAAACCAAAGGAGAAAACAAAAATGAAAAGAGCAGAAAAATGTACCGAATGCTCAGTAACGGCATTGATTGCCAACTCACTGAACACATTCGTAGAAACTGACCGTGAATGGTTGGCAGAACAAACCCAAGAGGCCATTGATAAAATGACCCCTAAAGAAGTACAGGTAAATAAGGAAGCCACAAAGGCAGAGGAAAAGGAACTTACTGCGGAAACCGTAACGGCATTTATGGCCAATATGGAGCAGAAAGATATTATTGCTTTGTTACCCGTTACCCTTCAGGCCAATGTAACGGCAGGTTTAGAACTTAGGGAAAAAACCCGTACCGAAACCATTACCCTTATCACTAACAATTCCAAGGAATGGGAAGCCGCAGAACTTCAGGCGATGGAGTGTGGTATGTTAAGGAAAATTGCCAAAACCGTTGCCCCTGAAAAGGCCGCAGGTATTGTTGATTACAGTTTAAATGCAGGTGAAGTCATCCCCGAAGTTATTGTAAATACTTCCAAAGCCCCTGAGCCTATGCTGCCGACTGAAACGTACAAAGTAGGATAAGAAATAACCCAAGTAAAAAATAATAAAAAAGGAGAAATAAAAAATGAGTAACACAATTAAATTAAAAAAGTACAGCGATATTCAAGAAGAATATGTAGCTGCCGCAGCCATTACCCCAGGTATGGTAGTAGAATTGGCATCAGCCACAACAGTACAAGCCCACTCCACGCAGGATGGTAATGTACTCCCTATGATTGCTCTTGAAGACGAACTTCAGGGTGGTTTAATTAGTACGGATTACGATGCCGCAGCCCAAGTGCAGGTATGGGTTCCAGGTAGAGGTGATATTGCCTATTGCATCTTAGCCACAGGGCAAAGTGTAGCCGCAGGTGCTTTCCTTGCTAGTAATGGCGATGGACGCCTTAAAGCAGCCCCAGACCCTACCACAGCAGGGGGTGATGAGTATCCTGAACAGATTATTTGCCAAGCAATTGAGGCCGTTAATGCTTCGGGTGCAGCCGCAAGAATCAGAGTTCGTGTTAAATAAATAACCAAAGTAAAAAACAATAAAAAAGGAGAATAAAATAATGGAAAACGCTCAAGTAGATTTAATTGCTAATGGAAAAGCCCAAGGTGATGTAGCTTCTCAAATCATGGCCGATGCAAAAACGGATGTGGGATTTTACCGCCCATTTGTACACAACGGTAATACCTTTGTAAGTGTTTATAGTGGTTCAGGTAATGCCAAAGACCCTAAATCTTACCAAACTATCCAAATCAATGCAGCCACAGGAACCCTTCGCAGGGACGAGTGGAAAACACTTGATGATGCTGTACTAAAAATTAGTGAAACCCGTTTAAACGGTATTCAGTCCTTGATAACAAAAGGATTAACCTATAACCTTGGTAATGCAATGGGTACAACTGTACTTGAAATGCACGATTCAAGTGACACCACTGGTGCCGAAATGACAATGGATGGGGTAAGCCGTTCAAAAGGTGACCGCCAGGTATTTGGAACCACTTACCTTCCTATCCCTATAATCCACATGGATTATGAAATTAATGCCCGTGTACTTTCTGCCTCTCGTAAGATGGGTAATGGTTTGGACGTAGGTATGGCAGAACGTGCAGCAAGAAAAGTTTCAGAGAAGTTAGAAGATATGCTTTTCACAAATGAAACATATGCTTTCGGTGGTGGTACTATATATAGTTACCTAAATCAACCACAAAGGAATATCGTTGCTTTAGGTACTGACTGGGGCACGGCCACAGGTGCAGTTATTCTTGCAAAGGTATTGGCAATGAAGCAGGCTTCTATTGATGCCCTCCATTATGGCCCTTGGGAACTTTATATCCCCACTGCTTATGAAACCGTAATGGATAAGGATTATGATACTTCAGGAACAAGCACACAGACTATTCGTGACCGCATCCTGAAAATTGGTGGTATCACTGATGTTAAGGTAGTTGATACTTTGACCGCAGCCAATGTATTGTTAGTACAAATGACCTCTGACGTGGTTCGTTTAGTACGTGGAATGGGTATCCAGAATGTACAATGGAGTGTTGAAGGAAACTTCCTTACCAAGTACAAAGTAATGACCATACAAGTACCTCAAATCCGTGCAGACCAGTCAGGTAATTCGGGTATTGTTCATGCTTCGTAATACTGAAAATCTTTTTAACCTGTAATCATTCAGGTTTTATATCAAATTTAATTTAATCATAATTTAATCATGGAAAGAAAAAAAGATAATAAAGAAGTAAAAATGTTTTGGAAACGAATCTTAGGTAGTTACAAACATAATGGTGTACGTTACAAAGAAAACGAAGTATTTGAAGCAGATGCCAGTGAAATCCCTAAAGGGGCAATGGATGTAATAAAAAGATGTAACGAGGACGGAACCGTTTGGGTAAAACCACCACTAAAAGGAGAAGCAGCCAAGGACAAAGAATACACAAAGGTGGCCCGTGGTCTTAGTAAAACTTGGTGGGATGTATTCGATGAAAATGGTATTATGATGAACCCCAGGGGTATCTATGTCAAGGATGCAGACGAACTTATTAAACAACTTTACAAACAAACAGAAGAAGATGAAGACTAAAACAGTTTATATCATAGGTGGTGGCCCATCACTTATGGCTTCATTACAAGTACCACAAGAGGTGCAGGCAAAGGTGAGGGAAACAAATAACCTTACCCTGCTTGCCCCTTATATGGAACCCCTAAAGGATAAGAATGTTATTGCTGTGAATATGGCCTATGTTTTGGCCCCGTGGCTAAAGACTATTTTCTTTGGGGATGAGGGGTTTTGGAAAAATAATAAAGAAAACCTATTGGCTCATTCAGCGGAAAATGTAAGTTCAAACTCCTGTTTTAAGGCAGGAATTTCCGACATTACCTATTTTCCAAAGGATAAGTTAAAAAAATTAGGTTTATCGGAAAATCAAAATACCTTATGCTGGAATAACAATTCGGGTGCCGCTGCCATAGATTACGCAGCCCACCAAGGGGCAACCACTATCATTTTACTTGGGTTCGATATGGTAAATGTAGAAGGGGAAAGCCACTGGCATAATGAATACCAATCACCACCATCCATGCCTTATGCGAAACATAAAAAGGGTTTTCCAAAAATAAAAGAGGATGCCGATAAATTAGGTATTGAAATAATTAATTGTAGCCCTGTTTCTACGATAAAGGAGTTTCCAGTTAAGCCATTATCAGAAATACTTACTTTACCAGCCCATATAAGCCCCGTACATGGACGAACGGGTAAGAAGAGTGGTCAATATGTTATAGCCACCATAACACCCAGTAACAGCCCTGAAAGGGCCTTATTTATAGAATTCTGTAAAAATAGGCTTAATAAACAGACCAGAAAAGCAAATTTTTCCTTGTTTATTGATTATCACAACGTTCCTGGCAAAATAGATTTAGTGGAAAGGTATCAACAAGGGATTAAAGAGGCTTTTGAAAAAGGTGCTGATTTAGTGGTGTTTATTGAAGATGATGATTTTTACCCAGTCACATATCTTCAGGAAATGGAAGAAAATTGGATAAATGCTGGATGCCCTTCTATCATAGGGTGTAATACGACAAGGTATTACCACCTTTTAAGTTTAGGTTATTCTGTGATGACCCCCCAACATCATTCATCAGCCCATTGTACAGCTATTGCCAAAGGGGCGAAGTACATGGTGGGGGAAGTGGGAAATGCTTTTTATGATGTTTACCTTTGGAAGGCAAACCCAGGCGGGGCACTGGTTAACTTTATAAACCCCCCGATTTCAATAAAACATCATATAGGGGTCTGCGGTGGAAGAGGGCATAATGACAGGGATTACAAGGCTTATGACAGCCAAAAAATGGAATGGGTAGAACAATTCCTTGACCCAGAAGCCTTCGCATTTTATAATATGATGCGGCAATCCTTATTAGAGACCACACCGCCGCCACTTTCAAAAGGGGAATGGGTTTCCCTTTTCAAGGATAGAATCACCCCCTGTAAACCAGGCAATATTCTTCAGGGGTTTGTTTCAACCAATTCTGGAGGGGAAGAACCTTACCTTTCCAAATATGCCTTACGTGTATATGAGGATAATAAACAGCCTTTGGTAATGTTTGGATGTTTCAACCAAAAGGATTTTCAGATAGTGACCCGTCACCGCAGTATTCTTGTAGTTCATTGGGTGGGAAAAGCATTTGAAAAAATACAAGGAAGAGATTTACCATATTTACAACGGCCAAATATTATTCATACCAGTTTTGATACTGAAATTATTGAAACCCTTAATGGAATGGGTATATTGTGTATTCTGTTACCTACAGATTTTCAAGGGTTTAATATTGATGAATTAAGAAAAAAAATGTAATGGAAAACATAATAATACATCAGGGAAGAAAATCAAATGGCCTGGGGGCATTTGGTTTTATGGGATTATTCTCATTAAGCCCTTATATAGATATGAACAGCCCTGCGGTATTCTACGGATGCTACACAGAGGAGGATATTACTATTATTCAGGGGCATAAAGGGCTTGCCGTAATCATTTGGTGCGGTTTGGATAGTAAAAGAATTAAAAGGGAATGGCTGCCTACATTAAGAAAATCAAATATTATTCACGTTACTGAAAAAGAACAAATACAACCAGTATTAAAGGATGTTAATATTACCAGTGAATTAATAAAGCCCCTGGCCTTTTTAAGTAACAATACCCCGCAGCCCCCGGGGGAAAAGGTGTACACCTACATTCATAAAAAGAATGCAGCATATTATGGGGCTGAAATAATTAAGCAACTGAACACCCCTTTTGAAATCCTTGTGGCTGATTATACTATTGAACAAAAAGAATGGTATGCAGGCAAATGTGAAGAGTATTATGAGCAGGCATTTATCGGGCTTGCCTTATCCACATATTGTGCAGGGGGAACTTCTATACTGGAGATGGGTTTACGAGGAATCCGCGTGGTTACAAATGTATTAACCACCCCAAATACAATCCCTTGGAAAACCCTTGCTGATATTGAATCTACAATATTACAAGAATCCACAAAAATAGGAACCGTGGATACGGAACTGATAGATATTATGAAAGAGGCTTGTGTACATGAAATAAAAAACGGTTTTTATCTTAAAACTTTATTAAAATGAAAATCCTTGCCATAGCATTCGTATATAATGAATTACCCTACATTGAGCAGGCTGTCAAGTATTACAGGGCTCAGGGGTGTGATATGTTATACGTAATAGATAATGGTAGTACAGACGGCACCTGGGAATGGCTGCAAGAGCAGAAAATCCCCTCCCACCGTTTTAACACCCAAGGGGCATTTCATTTATCCTGGTTACAAGAGGAAATGATTAAAACTATTCATAAAATAAAACCTGATTGGTTTCTTTGGTTTGCCCCTGATTTATTCCACTCTTACCTTACCACTATTAGGGAAGGTATAGAACTGTTATCCTCCGTTGGGTATAATCAAATAAAAAGTACATGCTATTCATTCAAACCTACAGAGGAAGATATATTTTCATTGCCTATTCAAAAGGCGTTTAGGTATGCACACGTAAATAATAAAGTGATGTTATCCAGCGCATATTCTGGGGAGTTGACTATTGAAGCGGACAGAATAATTATACCAAACCCAAAACCTATACAAACTGGGGTAATTTTTGAGTACGGAAGTTGTAAACCAGTAGAGGTGCAGGAGGAAAAATTAAAGCGTAGGGAAAAGGCATGGGAAATGGGATTAATTAAAAGCCATGGCAGCCATTACAAAGTAGGTAAAGCCTGCGGTTGGCTGTATAATAAAAAATCCCCTGATATGTTTTACGTATGGCAAAAAACAATATTAAAAAATAAAATAAACACCCTATGAACCAAAGGCCAATTTTCATAACAGGTTGCCCCAGGAGTGGGACAAGCATAATCGCAGGGGTTTTATCCCAGGCGGGGGTCTTAACTGGCAGGGTGGATAAGATGTATGAGGATATTGATATTCGGGAAAAGGTAATGAAGCCGTTTCTAACTATTTGTGGGATTGATAAAGAGGGGCAATACCCTTTACCTATATTTCACCCCTCCACAGTGACCCAGGAAATGGGATCCCGCTGGAAAAAGAAAATGGGATATTACATGGCAGCAGGGAAATGGATGTATAAGGACAGCCGTTTACTTTTGATTAATCCCTTACTGGATATGGTGTACCCTGGGGCAATATGGATTGTGGTTAGAAGGGAAACCCAGGATATTATCAACTCCTGTATGCAAACAGGTTACATGGACGCTTTTAATAGTGAAGAGGTAAGGCTGAAAACCCGTGTAGAAACAATAAAAGAAGGCTGGGCATGGTGGGAAAGCCAGTATGCTTATATGATTAATGAATTGAAAAATTCAGGGGCATTAGTTTATGAAGTTTGGCCGCAGAAAATGGTTGAGGGGAATTATCAACAGATGGAAGCTATTTTAAAAACGCTTGGCATAGAGTGTGACACGGAAAAGTTACGGGCTTTCATTGAGCCTAAATTATGGAAATCAATTAAAAAGGAAAATAATGAGAACAACTGAAGCAGATGTACGATTAATAATATCCACCACTATCCTAACAGGGCAGGTGGATGCCTTTATTCTTTCGGCAAACCTATTTGTCACTAATCACTTAGGCAGCACCACCTTGGATGCATATACCTTAAAAGATATTGAAAGGTGGATTGCAGCCCACATGATTGCAATGACCTTTGAGAGGGTGGCCCGTAAAGAGGAGGCGGGAAGTGCCAAAGTGGAATATGTAGGGGAGTTTGCCAAAGGGCTTAAACAAACCATGTACGGCCAAACAGCCATAGAATTAGACAGCACGGGAACTTTGGACACCTTAGCTGACGGAAACAAACCAATATCAATACAAGCATTATAAAATGGGATTACTTGAATTTATAGACAAAGTGTCCGTGCAAACGGCAGTATATTGGGCCAACCCTGTTAATGATGGCACGGGAGGTTATACCTATGATGCCCCCGTGGAAATATTATGCCGTTGGGATGATATTGCGGAAAAGTATATAAGTAGAACAGGGGAGGAGTTAATATCTTCAGCCCAAATACTTACCAATGAAACCCTTGTGGAGGGAAGTTGGCTATGGTTGGGAAGCCTTACAGGGTTAACCACAGCCGAAAAGGCAAATCCAATGTTAGTGGCAAAGGCATATCCTATTAAAAAGGTAAGCACCACCCCATTGTTTAAAAGTACCACCAAATTTGTAAAGGGGGTAATACTATAATGGCAGGAACATCAATGGTAACGGTAACTGGTTTAGAAAAGGTTATTTCCAATATGAATAAGGAAGTAATTAAAATGCGAGGTAAAACCTTTGCAGGCCTTATCGATGCCGCTATTATTGTGAAACGTGATGTTGATAAAGGCAATCCCAAAACCCCTGTAAAGGATAGGAATTTACAACACTCCTTGTTTATAACCACAGCAACCATGACGGACAAAGGTGGCAGGGGCTTTAGTGGGGATGATAGTGGTAAACTAACTACGGAACACAGCCAAACCACGGAGGAGGCCAAAACCTTTGTACAGCAACAAAGACAACCCACCCTAATAATGGGTTACACAGCTTTTTATGCTATGGCTGTACATGAAATGGGGTATGGCCCAAAAACGGCAGGCAAGACAATTAAATGGAGCAGACCAGGCTCAGGGGCAAAATGGTTTGAGGAAAGTTTAAACAGGAATAGGGGAGCCATATTGGCCACTATTGCAAAACACGCAAAAATATGAACCCAATAGGAAAAGATATTGCAGAAATACTAACTACTGAAATAAGTGAATTGGTACTTGGTACAAGTTTATATATAAACAATATGCCCACAGAACCTATTATAAGCGTATGTATTTATGAAACAGGTGGAGCAGCCCCTGATAATACCTTGGACAAAACAAGCCTCTTTGAGGATAGTGTACAAATAATGGTAAGGGGGGTTAATTACTTAGATGTAAATGAAATCAATCAAAAAATAATAAAAGCCCTACACCTATTTACAAACCAACTGTGGAATGACACTTGGTATTTATTCATATTACTTATGAATGGGCCAATGAAAGTCACAGACCCAGGGGGTACAGAAAAGGATAATAAAGGGGAAATAATATATACAATGAATTTTCGGGCAAAAAGGGATAATGCTATCCCTGCAAACCCATCTTTATAAAAACAATAATTAATAACTAAAAAATAGGAGAAAGTAAAAATGGCAAGTACAGCAGTAAGTGGAATTGGAGCAGCGTTTAATCGTTATAGCGGTTCAGCATGGGTGGCCCTCGCAGAAGTAAGTAATATTTCAGGCCCAAGTAAAAGCAGGGAAACAATTGACGTAACGTCTTTTGACAGTACAGGTGGGTATAGGGAATTTATCGGAAGCCTTCGTGATGGTGGGGAAGTAAGTTTAAATATGAACTTTACAGCCGCAGCCTATGAAATCATGAATGATGACTTTGAAGATGATGACCTTCAACAGTATCAAATAGTATTACCAGATTCGGCAGCCACTACATTTGAATTTAGTGGGCTTGTAACTGGGTTACCTTTGGAGGTTCCTTTGGATGATAAGATTACGGCAAACGTAACTATCAAAGTTTCAGGAATAACGGAACTTAATCTATCTTAATTAAACAACTTATTTATTAATTAAATAAATTTATAAAATTATGTCAGTATTACATATTACATACGAGGAAAAAGAGTTACCAATTAAAGTGGGGTATTATGCTTTAAAACATACAGCCATTGAAGTTAAAAAAGGTTCCAAAAAAGAAATAAGCATGGAGGATATTTTTTCAGGCGATTTGGAAATGTTAGAACCTATTTTATTTTATTCCCTAAAGTTGGGGCATAAAAAAGAGGGTAAGGAGTTTACTATTGAAAGAACAGAAGTGGAATTTATCTTGGATGATTGTTTGAAAGGTTTTATGGAGGCTTTAACGGATTTTTTCCAGAACGGGGGAATGACCCCCCAAGTGGCAGAACCAGTAATACCACCCGAAAAAGAAAAAGAGAAGCCATAAACTTTAATAAGCTCGCAGGGGTTGCCCTTTCATGTTTGGGGGTAACACCCGATGAGTTTTACGATTTAAGTCCTGCGGAGTTCCATTATGCAATGGAAGATTATAATGAAAGGCAGGCAGCAAGTTTGGATATAGTTGTTCAAACAATGTGGGAAACCACAAGGGCAAGAGTTTTTTACCATATGAGGTTAACACCAGGATTGAAACCAATGCCTGAAACAATGAAAGACGCTTTTAAATTGAGTTGGGATAAAGAGGAAAAGCAAACAGTAGAACAAATGAAAAAAGTCCTGCAAAGTGTAGGGAGAACAGAAAAAAATAAAGAACAAAAGATGAAGAGAAGAAAAGCCCCCAAGTAACCCCCTTTTCCTGCCCCGTGCTTAACTATCTAAGCAAAGGGGTAACTATATACCCAAAGTAGGTAAAAACGCAGTACAAACGATAAAATAGAGGCAAACGAAAAATGTTATTAGGAAAATTACTTGTATCCCTTGGAGTTGACA